TGGCACAGATTTGTTTGACTTCTTCATCCATGTCATCCCAATCTTCAAAGACCTTTTTACAGTCCTTAATCACTGACTTAATATCTTCTTCAAAGAGTTCTGTGCATCGATCCTCTGTGATTTGAGTACCAATCGTTTCTTCAAACTCTGGCTCATCTTCTCTGCATAAATGTCCTATGCCACAGGTTTTTAATCCTAAATGATCAAGATACAGTTCATACTTAACACCCTCATCTATGACGAGTTGTTGCCTTAGCTTTTCCATGTCCATAATTATTGCCTATTAAAAAGACCTTGAGCTATCATCTGTCTTAAATCATCTGCTGTCATTGCTGAAGCAACAGGTACAGCACCTTGCATACCTGCACCTGCTAATCTAAGTGCTGATCTTGTTATTGGAGTACCTGCCTGTGAATACAAAGCAGGGCCAGTTAAGGCTAATCCACCTGCAAGCAATGGATCACCTACAGCACCTGCACCTTGCATTGCACCAGTTCCTGTAACTATCCTAGCTGCTTGTTGTCTACCTGATGTGCCGCTGTCAGGAATTGTAGCACCAATAACATCTTGCCCTTCTTGTGCAAGTTTTTGCATCCTTGCTTCACCTGTAGCAAATTTTATATTTCTTTTGCCAACATCACTTTTTGCAGATGCTTGTAATAAGTCCACTGGTGTAAATAATTCTTCCTGTTTTCTTCTAATTGAAGCATTTTTAACGATTTCAAAAAGACCATAAGACTTATCTATATTAGCTAATTGTTCTGCTAATTTCGGATTTTCCATTTGAAGTTGCATTGATAAGGTTGATCTAATGTCCTCTAACGCATCTGCTTTTCTTAACGCTACTTCAGAACCTTCTCTCTTTAATCTTAAAATGTCTCTTCTTAAAAATGCTTGTGCCTGTTTTATAGCATCACCTCTTAGTATCGGTTGTGCTTTTACATTTTGTGGCAAGCCTTTTGGTTTCTTTAAATTTTTAAGAATGTAATTGTTTACTCTCCTAGTTATATCCTGTCTTATATCATCATCAAGATTATCAACTGAATCTAGCAATGCAGCACCAAACATATCACTGTTTTTGATTTTTAATTTTGGAAGTAAACCTTTGTAGGCATCACCAATTTTTTTGTTACCAAAAGCAATCAATGCTGTGCCTGATAAATTTTGCGGTGTTTTTACACCTATTGGAGCAAGCACTTCATTCATAGCTGCTACATTAAAAGAACCTCTTGCTCTATTCATTGCAGTCGTTATTGCATCACCTATTAAAAATACATTACCTGCAACAGATTCTTCTAACCTGCCAATAGCTTTGCCTAAAACACCAGAATCTTTTACAGCTTGACCTGGTAAAACCTTGACACCTTTTTTAATAAGTTCTTTTGCAGATTTGCTTGCTACAGGTGCAAGTGCTTGAATAGCAGGATTAGCAACAGCACCTATTGCACCTGCTGTTAAAGCATCAGGATTAGTCACTCTTTCTGCAATATTACCTTCTGCCGTACCTACACCATAAGCAAAACCACCTAAAGCACCAGTAGCGGCTGATTTACCTAAAGTAGCCATTCTGCCAACATTTGCTGCTGTCGCACTTTGCCCTATTCCAGGTATAAATTGTAATGCAATGGAGGGTGCAATCGCTCCAACAATTTCAGTACCTATTGCAGCTTTTGGGTTGGTTTCTCTAAAGTTATTTATATCTGCCCTTATGCCTTTTAAAATCTGATTAAAGCTTTTGTTTTGACTAAATAACGATCTTACACTTGCTTCAATCTCATCAGCAGTTCCAAAAGTCAGACCTTGAAATCCTGCCCTTACATAATCACCAACTCTTGCAGCATTTGACCTTTTTGTATATTTGTTTTGTTCATTCTCAACTTGGATAGAATTATTTAATTGGCTTGCTAAGCTGTTGTTGTCGGTCATTGATTAAAACTCCCTAGTTTTGCTTTTATAGCATCAAGTTCTTCTGTTGTAAGTTTTGAAAGAGCATCATCGGTGTACGCACCATTAGCATCTTTATTTATGCCTTTAATATCTAAATATGCTTCTATTTGTTTTGCAGAATTAAGCTCATTTATAAGCTGTGGGCCTATAAACTCATCTTCTTGTGATACTTTTCTCCAATACTTTTCAAAACTAGAATATTCTTTGCCATCTGCTCCTTTACCTTTGCCGTAAGTTCCATTTGAAGAGAACCAATCAGAAGCAGCATCAGCAGCAAGTTGCATCTTTTGTGCAGCCAGTTTTTGCACTGTTAGAATTAAAAAGTTTGCTTCTGGAGTATTACCCATATTGGCAGTTGCTTTTGCAGAAAAATCTAATTCTTTATTTGACAATGCACCTTTTAGTTTTTGTGTTTGCCCTAAAACTAGTTTATTAAGTTCTGCTCTTAATGTTTGTCTGTCTTTAATTAATTCAACATCAACACCAAGTTCACTTACATCAAAGCCTAATAAATTTGATATTGTCGCAAGTCCTGCTTGTACGTCAGTCAAAAATTCAATACCAAAACCAGTTAAATCTTCTCCACCTTGTTCAAAAGATTGGTTCATTAAATTTAATGCCTGGTTTAAAGCTTGTATCGTAGGGCCTGCTTCTGCCGCAGGTGTTAAATAAGTTTTATCAATTCTGGCAACAATATTTTTACCAAATTCTTCTTGTTCTTTCGTTGGTGGTAAACCTGTTTTTGCATCAATATTTATTGTTTGACCGCCTTTTTGAATTACATAATTTTTTTCAGTGCTTGCTAAAGCATTTTTAATTTTCTCTGAGTTTGCATCTCCTGTAATTACATCTTTAGGATCATCATTATTGACAAGAGTTATAATATTAGGTTTAGGTTGTGCAACTGGTCTTGGCGTTGTTTGCTGTCCGCTTGGTTGAAAAGTTACATTACCAAAAGCGTCTGTAGTTTCAACTCCAAACACACTGCCCTGAGGTGTTTCTCGTATTGCAAACTCACTGGTAGGTGTTAACTCTTTTTGCAAGTTAAGTTGTTGTGCCTGTTGCAAACTTTGTGCAGTTGCAGGGCCTGTAAACATACTTTGCAAGTTAGGTGGTAGTGTTGCTGTTATAGCATCCTGTTGTGCTTGTAGATTAGATTGTCTAGTTGTTTCCTGCCCTTCTAATCTATCTAATGCCCTCTTCTGTAGCATTGCACCAACAAGACTCTGTGACAGTCTTCCTATACCTTCTAATGGTGTTCT